TGAATATAAAATGAATTTCAGAACATCTCGACAACCGCCAGAAGGCAGGGAGGAAATCTGATGAAAAGAAAAGAAGGAAAAGAAAAAGGGGGTCTCACTCGGGCAAGTGATACGCGCCGAAGCCCACTCCAGAAACCGAAACATCGAAGTCCAACAGCAAACGAACCAATGGGTCCTCGGCTACCCTCGGGTTAATACAACCCAACCAATAGACCGCGTAATTGTTGCGGATCTGAGTGGCACGGAATTCAGTTTGAACTCCGGGGGGAAAGGGGAGACCGCCACGGCCGTAAACCGTGACAGTTGAAACCGAGTTAGCCGAATCACTCACCCAAGTGTTGAGGTGAGGCTGATTGGCCACTACGTTGACACCACCGATGTTACCGTCCAACCCGTCGGGAGCGATTCCGTGACGAACGACTCTTGGCACGAAGGCTCGTTGGTCGTCGGAGGGGGGAATTTCGGCTTGGATAAGCGTCGCCCTGACGTAGGTGAGCTCAACAAACTGGAAGAGTTTGAGGAGCTGGGCGACGGTTTCGTGGGAGCGAAAATTGTATCGCGCCGAAGTAACACTAGTGCCCATAATGAGAGCACCAACAGAACAAGAGATGGTAAAAGTGGGAGAGGGGGCAGACAAAGACAGACTTGAGTCGATTCCAAGAATCGGTGCAGGCGCAGCAGCAGCAGCAGCGATGCCAGAGCTACCAACGTTTGAATCGACGATATTATTGCTTGACATGATAACATAAGATAAAAAGAATTAAAGGTTCCTATGGGACTAACATAGGGATACTTTGCACCTAGCGTGCGTGTCCGAATAGTAGATGGTGTCCGGTTTCATTTTAACAGCTGTGCCATGGATCCTGACTGCACTGATACCATGGAGTGCAAACATCCTTTCCAATGAGTCCGCCGATTGGTAATCAAACTGCCTATAGAAAGCTCTGCTTTTGCCGCGACAAAGTGCACGAACGCAAGCGCTAGCACAACCAGCCCTCTTGTCGACCGATATGTGAGACACTTTCGTCCTAATTTGCGAAGTCGTTGAAAAGACGTCGAAATCGCGCAAGCTGATCATGACAGAAATTATCTCAGCGACCTGACAACCCGTGAAAAAAGGGTAGTGAACTGAACATGCGACTTTAAGGAACTCAACTTCCTCGGGCGAATAATTTGTTGCCCTAGAAACATAAGAGTTGTAAAGAGTTTGAACGGTCACATTTTCATCGGAGAGCCTGGTGAAATGCTTAAAGAAAGCCCTGATCGGATCGACAATGTACCTATCGCCGTTGTGGAAGCGGCCAGCATGATATCCGACAATGTTCTCAGAACCCGGCAAGGAAACGTGCTCGACTTTGAGTATGACTTTCATCACGGATGGGAATTGGCTCAAGGGCAGTGCAGTCAATGAGTCGATTATACCGTGGACATCGTCACCTTTCTCGACGAGACTCATGGTTTCAGCATCCTTGTAGACCACGGCGACCGTGCAAGCCTCCATAATGTCATTTCGAAGAAGCGTGAACGGGTCACCGGAGCCCAAATTGAAGGAAATCGATGACTTGCAAGCGTCATTGCCCCTGCTGAGGAACGTATACTTCCGACAATACTGCAGGTAAAATTCGAGCTTTTCATTGTCAACTCCAGCGTCACGAAGGATGAGAATGAAGGCCCAAAGATAAGCCGCAGTGTGAGAGCTGTCCTGTTTCGAAATGTCCACCTGGATCTGCTTGACACCATTGAAGCCCTTGGCAAGACCGAGCGAGGTCAGCTTGTTCGACAATTGATCGTCACTCATGCCGTAGTCGAAGATAATGTCGCTACGCAACAGCCTCTGAACGTTCAGATAAGCCTTCGGTTGGTCTTCGGCAAAGTAAGCGTTGAACTGCTTGGAGTTGGCGAGGATCGATTGACCGTACGGCAAAGTCACAGCGAAAGACTCGACAGCCTTGGCCTTGGTCTGCGTCTTGAACTCAGCGTCGACAGTTAGCGATTTCGCGGTTTCCCCGAGCGGCTCACCATTGACTATAGCAGAAAGCGCATTGATGTCGCGGGTTGTCAACCAAGCCAGAGCCTTGCAAGAATCGAAGAGCTCCCGTTCATTCGCGTAGAAGCACTTGCGGAACCTAAGATAGATTCTAAGTCCTTCCTGCATGTCGGGTGTACCAAACGCACTAGACTTGGTCATAGCGATTTGCCGCTCAACGAGATTCTTCAAGTTGTCAAAACCGGACGCAGAGGAGTGGATCGCTGCAAGCAAATGACTATCTTCGATGTCATTGCGAACGTCACTACGCTGAATTGGCGGGCCTGTTGGTTGAAACCTGAACCTCGTTTTCACTGCTGGCAAGATCATGTCCATGTCACATGGGTCAGGAAGACTGAATTGGCACTTCTCTCGCACAATCGCAGACACAGCCTTGTTCTCAATGAGCTCAGCTCTGTCGGTTTGTCTGAAGACGACCTCTTCTTCCGCGGTGACCAAAACGTGACCATCTTCAACCAACGGATCAGACATGACCGCTCGCAATTTCGACAGTATTGGCTTTGTCTTGGGCCCCAGCTTGAAGAAAGACACAAGATTGTCCAGCACGTTCGGCTTGAGCGCATTCTGTACGGCATTCTGCGAAAAACCGTTGACTATTTGGTACGGTTTGTGCGGGAAGCCTTGGAAGAAAGGTCTCATTGTCGGTGTCTCGCATTGAACGAACATTGCTCGAGTGTGCCTGGTGATCGCCACGGAAAATCTAGTCGCTAGATCGAAAAGCCACTGTGATTTGAGTACAGAGGCGTTCAGCTCCAAGCAGGTGACCTCGACTCTGGTGCCCTGCATTTGACCAACGGAATTGCCACTTGCACCCATATAGTGAGAATGGGGCTTGAAGTGCATCCCGAATTCTGGCAACTTGACTCCAGACACGAAAACAGAGTGCTTCTGGGTGCCAGTGGTCGTATACATCTCTTCAGTCAAACCATTCCTGGCCCTGAAGAGAGCGTGAGCATCAAGCGGCATTCCTAGCGACGTGTGCATAGTTATCCTGTGGTGGAAGAACTGGACATTGTCTGGGCAACCGTTCTGCGAGTTCTGATGCTTGTCACCGAGGAACAAAAACTTCTGGCAACCGTTACCGATGGCGATGCGCATGTGCAACTCGACTTCTAGCGGCGTGAAATTGTAAATTTCGTCGAAAATTACAACGCGCGTGTTGACGTAAGTTGAGACGGATTGACGAGTGACAACCACAGCCTTGCTGCCGAGACGATTGATTTGCTTCTCCCAATGGTCTTTCAGCAGGTTACTGGGCACGATAATCAGAGCATTTGCGAACCAAGTCTTTATATAAAGATTGACCGCGGAACTCTTGGCACAGGAGGCAGGCCCTTCGATTAACAGTGACCGGTAATGCTTGAGACCTCGGTACTTGCAGGCAGCGTTGACAAAATTGCGGGTCTTGGCCAGAAGTTTGTTCTCCGTCGTGGCATCAACATTGTCCTCGTTCGGGATCCCGAAGGTCAGATGGTCAATCAGAACATGCTCGGTAGTCTTCAAGGGTAGAAGCGCCTGTGAATGGTAACCAGGAGTCTTCATCGCCTCGTGGATGAGCTGCACCAACCCGTAAGAAGGGCAAGGTATGTCCATCTTTTGTCGAGGGAATTGGAACACCTTGTTCTTTCCGAGTATGTTCAGAAATAGCCCGTCTGCCGGATGTTGAACCTTTTGACCGACGTAGCTGCGAAGGAAGTCCATTTCGCGCGGTTGAGTCGTGGAACAATATTTGTCTTCCAGGACAAAAAATTGAGTGTTGGCACGCGACATGTAGGTCTCAACCTCGCCAAGGGGAACCTTTGCAATCACCGGTTCAGGAGCCACGTAGCTAGGCACTGGAGCTTGCTCATCGATTTCAACGTCCTCGTCTGGAGGCTTCGTCTTCTTGTGCGAAGCAGGAGGCGATTTGGTTTTACCGGACCAGTGATGTCCTGGTGCACACGTGAAGGTCTGGTGTCTCGAGCAGAAGAAGTTGCCACCGCCGAATTCAGCACACTCGGCCATATCACCGCAGTTGCAGCGATGACGGACGAAACGAATTGGCTTTATCCCACATGTCACGCAAACGGGCGACTTGCCAAAGGCCTTGAAGTTGTCAGGCGTCGTCGGGCGAACGGTGAGGTCAGAGTCGTCGACGTTCGGCAGAGGCACGTTTTCAGGCAACAAGACGATCAGGTCAGAGTCATCCGTATAGGGCAACGGGACATCCTGTGGTCGGACTTCAGGCCTTGAATCGATTGACTCGATCAAGGAAACTGTTGCGCTTGAAACCGGACTCGACAGCGGAGTGACCGACGGTGAACTGATGAGAACCGTTTCCGTTTGTACTACTGGTGCAACAGCGACAGGCCTTCTGACGCGTCTGGTGATCCTTGGTTCCGGGGCACGAGGTTTTGCTGGTCGTGGCTTGTTGACAGGCCTTTGGACAGCTGGCTTTTGAGTAGCCTCGTAGAAGTAACCCGGTATCCTCGATAGTTCCAGAGCGATTTTCTTGACAGGGACCAATGCGTCAGTGTGTCTCTTGTCAAGACCAGCCATGCGATATCGACCGGCACGCTGGTACGGATTGTACGTATGCGTGTGATCCAGGTTGTTGCCGAATATGGAGCCTTTGTTCTTGCTCACATCGGTTTCTCCGTGGATCCGCCAGGTCAGTAGGTCACAGTGCCTTTGAACGATCCTCTGCAGAACATTGCCATGTCGCCATCGGACTCTGGAATAGTACGCCTTGATTTTCCTTGACTGCGTCTCAACCGAACGATTGTGAATATCGTCAGCGAGAATTGCGTGCTGGATCAAAGAGTAAAATTCCGGGAGCGTGACACCCCACCTGGGCTCGATTGTCTGCTTGCCGACTTTGATCTCAGCCATCATGCCGCGGATTTTCGAAGCAATGCGCCCAGAGTCCAACCTTTCGACATCATCGAGAGTGGCAACGTATGCAACCAGCGTCTCGAACCGACGGGCAGGTACTGCGAAGTGGACTGCGTCGCCCTGCCTCAAATCGGTGTGCAAAAGCTGAGGAAGGATGTAGAAATCCTCACGTTGACAAGACCAGATCGAGGGCACGACTTCCTGAGCACCAGGTGCGATGGTCAGCACGAGCAATATCGCTGTTCCAAGCTGCGCGAGAGACTCGAGTTGCACATGGGCATTGGTGAACGTAGGCAAATTGCTCATCCAAGCATAGACCGTCTCGAAGTTATGCCTGTAACCGGCAGATTTTGCATCGAGGTGGAATACCAAGAGATCGTCACCGTCACGTTCATAGTGCAAGCCCGCAGTCAAGTCTGTGTACTGACGCACGTTCCTGTCCAACATTGGATATGGCAAGTGCATCGCGATGACCGCAGTGTCTGAGCCAGTTCTCGCCATCGACCTGATGAAGTCTTCCGGCGTGATGTCATGGGCAGAGAAGAAGGACCAAATGTCTGCACAAACGTGCTGATCACAATTTTGGAACTTGTGATTCTTGCACTTTGAATTGTACAATTGTCTCCCATTGGCAACACGGTGGAAATATCTGTGCTCATCACGACCGGACAGTATCGGGGCGCAGTTGTGCGTACACCTCGGGATTGTCGAGAGCTCTGTCAACGAAGCACCAACAGCTTGTACCGGCCTGTTCCGCGGCAGTAGGTAATCAGCAGCCCGTTTTCGGAATGCGTGCCTGATAGCTACTAACCGGCCATGTTCAGCGGTAGTGTTCGACTTGACAGTTGAGAACTCCGGGAATGCATCGAGGAACTGATCGATAATCTCATCGTCGACATCCTGCGGGATCAAGAGCTTGGGCAGATTGTCTATCGTGTTGACTATTTGCACAGTGTTTTGATCCACAAGACCGATGATCGTCCCGAGAGCGGCGGTGCCAGCAGAGTAATTGGACACCTCCATTGCCAGCCTTTCAAGCCTGCGATCAATTGACACCGGGGCCGCACTGTAAGCTTGGGAACCTGGTGCGTACTCGATGGCAGCGAACTGGAAATCCAGCGTACCTCTGATCGCCGACCTACGGTAGAGATGGTCAGGCCCGTGCCACTCGGTGAATTGCTGGGTGAGGAATGCAAGGACTTTGACAATGAGTAGGGCAAAGTCTGCAGTTGCACACGCAGATCCGACTGTGGTTAAAGCGTCCATGACTACCTGGTAAGCGACATTGACGACGGAAGCGGCATTCTCGACGGTCAAACCCAAAAGATCAGCGGCAGAAGTAGAGGCGTCAATGATGAAACTCAAGATGCCCGAGTTGTCGAAGGCATCATAGAGGTGTTCAGCCGTCTCAGTCAGGAACCAATGTATGCAATCAGAGAAATGCTGTATAAACAGCATCATCTCATGAACCGCAAGATTGGTCTTCTGCTCAAGCAACTTCATCAGGGCTTCAACTTTCAACCTGACTGGTTCAGAAAGAGCCCCGATAAATTCGAGGAACTTCTCCTTAACCTGGTCGGCATAATAGCTGAGACTGTCCGTGACCGTTGGGAAGTGCTCAAGATTGCCCTCGTCCGGCAAGTCTGGGACGTAAGTTGAACCGTCCGGCAAAACTTGCGGCATGCTTTCCAACGGCGCATCAACTCTGTCATGAGGACTGAGAAATGGGCCGGGAAGGGCCATGCCAGGCGTCGGCACAGAAGGAACAACCAGATCCGGTTCATGCGGCACGGGCGCTGCGACGTCCCATTTTGCCTTGAGATACCTGGCAAAATCCGTTGCAAGACCTTCGAAAAGTCCAGGGGCAAAGGCGACCGCTGAAAGGACGGGCAAGGTGATGGGCACGTCAACATTGACTGGCACGCGTACAGCACCAACTGCGACTTCGCATTCATAGACGCCTTTGAGCAATTCGTCGACGGACCAGAAATCTTCGGACGGCCTATCAGAGTCAAAGACGACTGATTCAATGTGCCAAAGCTCTTCGTTTAATTCGAAGACTTCAAGCCACATGGGATCACCCTGAATTTGTTTTATGCTCTGACGAACATTGAAGACGGGTCGCCGACGCGAAGCTTCCAAGACCTTGCAAAGATCATCCCAGAATATCGGGCTATCGTCGGATGCAAAGTCCTCGACGAAAGGGTCCATGCCGATTGTGCCTAGCAAAAAGGTCCGTTGTTCATGCCGTCTCCTAAGATCTTCGGAGCCGGTCACAAATTCGCCGCGCAGGATTTTCTTCCAACAGTCACCGGATCCGCCGAACAATTTTTCGCGCACATCAATGGCGACAACTTCAGTGGTGGCGACCTCTTCCATTTCTTCCTCGTCTTCGAGGTCGATGGAGTCAGCCGAACCAATGACGAGCCAGATGAACCGAAGTATAGCCCTTGGCGAGAAGGGTAACCAGAGCGGGTCCGCTTCCCAAGAGACTGTGGGGGGAAACTGTGCGCCATCCCATCTGTAGCGAGGTTTATCAGACCGACGCCTTGGGCGATGGGGGCGAGGCAATTTCCTTGAGACTGTCTCAAGGGGGTTGACC